GCAGCCATATATGGTATTTTAGCAGGTTTAAATGGGTTTAATACTACTCTAATAAGTTTTTTATTACATATCCAAATATTTGCTTGTAACTCGTCAAACGCTTGTAAATCTTTTGGTATCTCAACTTCGTTATCTAGTAATACTTCTGTATCAACAGAACCCCAATACTCTATAACTTCAAATCTATCTACATATGTTTCGCCTGTAGCATAATCTGTAAGGTCATCTTCCCAATCTTTTTTGGTATATGTTTCTCCCATATCTATACAAGCATCTATAACACTCTTTCTAAAATATGGTCTTTTCTTTAAGTTACGTAACTGATTACGTGACAGCTTATGTCTTTCAATTACATACTGTGCTTCATCCATGTTGTTAGCATCAGGGTCAGGATAAAAGTTCCAAACAGACACATGATTAACCTGTGGAACTGTTTTAAAGATAGGACTATACTCACCATCTTCATTCCAATTAGGATACTCTTTGTCTACAGCAAAAGGTCCTTTCATAACACCTGTTCCAAACAATGCCATTTCAAAGGATGTACTACGTAAATGTTTTGTTGCACCTGACTCTTCTAGTTGGTCAAGTATTTTCTTTTCCATATTTTTAGCTGCAATCATAGCAGGGCTAAATGTAGCAGTTGAAGGTGTTGTACCTGCACCTTCTTTTAAATCCTCTACACCTGATAGTTTTTCTTCTAAAGGTCCTAGTTCTAAATTAGATGTAAAACCTGCAGGTAAATCTTTTCCATCTCCATCAAAACCATAAGGGCTTTCTGTATTTAACATTGCAGGTGGTTTAGGCTGTAAATCAGCATGAACATCTTCTGTAACACCTTCAGGTAATTGTGTAGGCTCTACACTTATAGGAAACTTATTACCTGCAAACAGCACATCTACTATTTGTGAATATGCAGCTAGAGTTTTTGTTTTGGTTGTTTTAACAAAGACACGAGACTTTTCTGCTTCTGTAAACTGAACATCAGGACCATACAATCCTCTATAGTTTCTGTATGCTCTTAACCATCTGTCTTCATCGTTCTCTCTGTAGTTCTCTGCTCTTTTATATTTTTCATATACAAAGTCTACTAAACCTGATACGTTAATGTCTTCTGATTCTCCGTTAATATCTTCTAATGCTATTGCATCATCTTCAATGTTAATATCTTCTTCTGCCATGTTTTATCCTTTAATATCCAAATGTAGCATCTGCTACAGGCATACTGCTTGATGGTCTACCTCGTGGGTCATAGTCAAATATACTAAATCTTGGTCTTGACATTATACCATATCTTAACGCATCATACAAGTGGTCTTCTGCTTTTGTGTCTACATCCTCTGGATTTTTTTTATCTAGAGGTATTGCAGGTAGTTGTGATATTATATTAGTACAGTTATTAAAGAAAACTAATCTAGGTTCTTCTGTAAACTCATCTATCTGCAATCTTCTGTGTACTTCGTTTTTACCTGCAACTCTTGAGCCTTTACTTCTATCTGATGGTCTCCATCGACATCCTCTACTAATCATCTGCTCTGCAAGTGAAGGTCCTGTATCACCTCTTTTGTGCCACAAACTAGAGTCTAGCACACCATACTTTATATTACCATCTCCTGATTCTAAATCTAGAACCATGTCTGCTAAATCCGTTGCCAATACTTTTGATACATAGAGTTCACGATAGACAACAAGTTGTTCAGCAGGTGAAACAGCAAACCAAATAACTCCTGAGTAACTACCATAACCATAATCACAAGCACGGAACTTAACCCAATTACTAGGGATACTATATGGCTCAATAACATGTATATTCCTGTTAAACTCAGTAAACGCTGCACCTTCTTTAATATCCCAATCACCTTCCAAGAGTTGTTTTCTTTGTTGTTCAGGAAGGGAAAGTAGCATTGCTTCATAGTCTCCACTTTCTGCGAGGTATGGATTATCAGATAAT